TTTGCTTTTGAGGTACGCACCAACCATGACACCTTGGTGGGTGTACACAAAATAGCCTATAAATCCAAGAATACCTAGTAGAACAACGACAAACAGCTTAAACGGGGAGTTTATGTAGCTGAGTACGCCCATTAGCGTATCTTTAGCTTTATCCTCTGTCACTTATCGACCTTTTGGTCTAGCTTTCCATAGAGTTTATCTAGCAACATTTCAATACGGTCAAACCTCTTGTCCATGTCAGCACGAAATCCCTCAATTTCGCTTTTTTTTACATAAACGTCAGAAACGTGTAAACGCATATCGGACATTTCTTTGCGTAGCTCTTTGACGGAATCCCATAGCTGACGGGCAAACCATCCTCCGATTGTCAGTAAGCCACCTGCACCAATGTTGATGATGATTTGCCAATCCATTTAAATACCTACCCAAGCCGATCCGTTGTAAAACTCAAGCGTGTTTGTCGTTGAATTAAAGCGCAACATACCTGCTGCTGGAGTTGGGCGTTGCGCCGTAGTGCCAACAGGGGGAAGCAAATAGTCTGTGAATTGCAGTTCTAGTGCCATGATTTACGCCGTATAAGAACCTGATGCGTTAAATTTCAATATGGTATTTAAGCCAGACGTAGTGATAACTGGTGAGCCTGTGTATGTGCCTGAGTATTTAGCAGTTGGAATGGAAATAATGACTACTCCAGACCCGCCCGCACCACCGCCTCCTGCTCCACCGCCCCCTCCACCACCTGTGTTAGCAGTTCCTGATACTCCTGTTCCGGTTGTTGCTGTACCTGCACCACCACCTCCAGCCCCACCTGCGCCGGGTGAGCCACCTGCACCACTTCTTCCACCGCCGCCACCGCCTGCATAGGTTACTGAAGAACCCGTAATGCTTGATGCTGAACCAGCACCACCTGCGCCACCATTAGAAGTGCCATTTGCACCTACGGCACTTGCACCGCCACCTCCACCGCCTGATCCGTATGAAACACCATCTGTATTTCCTGCACCACCTGCAAAACCTTGACCAGAAATACCAGAACCACCTGTACTGCTAGGTGAGCCAGCACCACCGCCTCCAGACGCTCCCGCAACTCCCAGCATTGCAAAAGAACCGCCACCACCGCCACCACTAGCAAAAAAAGTTCCAAATCTAGTAATAGAGCCACTTGCTCCCGCAGTTGTATTGCTTGATGGTTCACCTGCACCACCAGCACCAATTGTAATTGTGTAAGCAACACCAACAGTTAACGCAAAATCACTAGAAACAAATCCACCTGCTCCGCCACCTGCTCCACCGTTATATCCGCCGCCAGCACCCCCGCCAATAACAAGCGCAGAGCCAATAACATACGGTGTGCCGACTTGACCCCATGTTGTGCCGTTATAAAACTCTATGTATCCAAGTGTAGAGTTATAGCGAGTCATTCCAGCCGCAGGCGTAGTAGGGCGTTGTGCCGTAGTGCCTACGGGCATTTGGATGTAATCAGTACCAGAAATTATTAATGGCATAGCTAAATGCTCCTAAAAGTGCCGTGATTGGCATACTCGCCGTGAACCATGTCACGAGCTAATTCTAAAAAATCCGCCGCAAGTTCTTTAGTATCAAAAGTACCAAGATGCCTGCTTTTGCCATTAATGTGTAGTGTTGCGTGAAATCTTGTTGTTCGCTTGTGTGTGCGAACGCCTTTATAACCAGTACCATTCGTTGATTTTATTGCTCGATTTTGTGCGTTTTGTGCAGGTGTTGCTGCACGCAAATTTTCAATTCGATTGTCGGATTTATTGCCATTTATATGATCTATTTGCTCTGGTGAATAACCATAATACATATAAAAAACAATACGGTGCGCTAAATATTTTTGTCGAGCTATTTCAACATATTGGTAATCCTTTGCACCACGATAACCAACAGGCTGACCCGCCTTTGCCGGATATGGTCTATCTGGCTTGTTGTAAAGCACACCGTCCTTGAACTCAAACAATGAATTCAAAACGTCCATGCTCGGCAAAGGTTTAGGCTTCATTGGCATCATTAAACTTCAAGAGGTGCAACTTCTTTCCAAGCTGTAGTAGCTTCGTCCCATGCGTAGTTACCGTCAGTTGGCATCGCTACTGGTGCTTCCCACAACGCTGTCAACGGGCTAAGTACCCATGATGCGAATGGTTGTGGGGGAATAAAGATGTCAGCTTGAGCATCGTATGAGTAACCAATACCGGGGTAATTCCCACGCAAGGCTTTTGATTGGTCTGCCGATGGTTGACCTGTGGCTGGATCATAGTGGACGTTACCACGGGTGTTATAGCTGCATTTGAGCCATTGACCGGGGGAATCGTCAACGAACGTATCAAAGAAATCAGCTTCGGCAACAATAACTTGCGAAACTTTGCCATCAACGACTTTACAATAGTGACTCATTACAAACTCCTTAAATATGACGGGCAAACTGCCCACAAAATTTATCTCTGGCTTCAGCCGCCACAAGACCTGCCAACTCCAAATCGTCATAGTAACCAAACGATTTGTTAACACCTCTAATTTTCATCATTACACGCCACTTTTGGTTGCGCTTTTCGTAATGAACATTTTTATAGCCTGATGTATTACTTACCCTAAACTTGCTGTTTAATGAATTTTGACTATGCGTTGCTTCTCGCAAATTCTCAATTTGGTTATTTAATGTGTTTCCGTCTTTGTGGTCAACACACTTTGGCAAATAACCGTGATGATAAAGAAAATTTAACCGATGCAACTTGTATGACGCACTATCAATTTCCACGCACACATATTTTAGTCCGTTAGCTGTGCCTATTGAACCAGCCGGAGTACCAATCTTCACGCATTGAGCCTTTTTGACCTTCCAAATCAGTTGCCCGTCTTGGTAGTCAAAAAGCTCTTTCAGACGCTCTTGCGTAATCATGCGTTATAAGTGCCTGAAGATGTGAATGTATGGATTGTAAATCCACCAGAAGACGTAACAGTACCGCCTGTTCCACGCTGTGAACCTGCGTAGCTGATGATTACGATGCCTGAGCCACCTGTTGCGCCAGCAGTTGTTGTGCCACTACCGCCTCCGCCACCGCCTGTGTTTGAAGCTCCAGCAACGCCAGTTGCGCCACCTGCTCCACCACCGCCATTACCACCAGCACCAAAAGAAACTGAGCCGCTTGCTCCGCCTCCTCCACTATAAAAAATAGCAGTTCCAGATATAGAGGATGAAAGACCTACGCCACCATTTCCACCATTGCCACCAACTGGGCTCGCACCTGCTGCACCTGCGCCCCCACCACCTGCACCCGCTAATGTTCCGCCTGTGCCTCCAGCAAACCCTTGTCCAGACGTAGCTGCGCCGCCGATTGCAGCAGAGCTTGCATTGTTACCGCCGCCTCCCCCAGAACCACCTGCCCCACCCGCTTGAAAACCAGTATTTCTTGAGCCACCAAAGCCACCGCCAATTGCTGTAGCTACAGAAGAAATTACAGAACTTGACCCTTGAGAGCCATTAGCACCGCCGTTAGCCGCACCAGCCCCACCTGCGCCAACCGTAATTGTGTAAGCAACGCCAGATGATAAAGATGTTGACGCAGCTAAAAGCCCACCAGCACCGCCACCTCCAACCAGACCTCCGCTTGAACCGTCTGCTCCACCGCCGCCTCCACCAGCCACAACAAGGTAATTAACCGTATACCCAGCAGGCTGGCTAAATTGCAGCCATGACGATGTAGTCGAATCCCACCACTCCAAGTTGTTGGTGTCGGTATTCATTCCAAACTGACCACGTTGTGGGCTTGATGGTCTACCCGCTGTTGTCCATTGTGACGGGGCTACGCCTGTCGAACCGCCGATAATTGTTGGCATTTTTTTTCCTTTATAGTGCTGACGTAGAAGCCAACAAGTAATAAGTTACACCGCCAATCACAACGGGAATCTTGTTAGTAACTGTGTTAGTCACCGAAACAGATGCGGCTGTGGATGCTAAAACGGTTGCAGTAGATGCTGGCAACGTAAGAACAACACTTGACGCTGTGTCGGTGGCAGTTAAGGCAATATCACCGCCAAGACTAGGTGCTTTAAGTTTAATTTGACCTGACATTTTGAACCCTTAAAGAATTACCCAAACAGAACCACTTGGGACAGTAACCACAGCACCCGCATTGATAGTGATCGGGCCAGTTGACATTGCGTTGCTCAAAGACGGGATCGAATAGCTTGT